GGCATCCACAATGTTTCCGAAATTGGTGCGTAGGGTTTCTGTGAATTGCAGCACCATGGGCAGCGCCTGTGCCAAAAAGTTGGGGACGCCCTGCGCCAGCCCTGCACCCAGGCTTTGTAGCATTTGCGTTCCGACAGGTATCACCTGGAGCACAAGCGCAGACAGGATATTGCCGATTGCCGGGAGCAGATTGCCTGCCAAAAAGGTGGTTACAGTCTGTGCAAGGCCCTGCAATGCCGGGCCGATGTCGCGGCCAAGCGTTAAGTTGGCCATCACATTGCTGGCGGCCGCCTGCATGGATGCAAACGAGCCGGACAGCGTTGTCGCAGCCTCTTCGGCTGTGGTGCCGGTGATGCCAAGGTTGTCCTGGATAACGCCGATAGCGTCAATGATGGAGCTGAACGGCACGTCCTTGACCGTGTCGGCCGTAACCTTGACGGAATCACCCAGTACACCACTGTCGTTAATCAGACGGGCCATCTCGGACTGTGTGCCGCCGTACCCCAGCTTGAGGTTGTCCAGCATCGTGTAGTTGTCTTTGGCGAAACCCTGGTATGCGTACTGGATGGCGGACATATCGGTGCCCATCTTGTTGGCGTTGTCCGACATCTGGACAATGGCCTTATCTGCGTACCCGGCCGCCGCGGCGGTGTCCCCGCCCAGGCCCTGAAGCAGGGTGGCCGAAAAGCTAGTCACCTGCTCCATGTAGTTGTTGGCCGATACACCGGCCGTCCGGAATGCCTGATCGGCCGCCGCAGTCACCTGGGAAGCGCTGCCCTTAAACAGCGTTTCAACGCCGCCGATGCTTTGTTCAAGGGCAGCGCCCTCGGTCAGCGTCTTGCCCAGCGCTGCGCCAAGCCCCGCTGTGGTAATAGCAACTTTGATTGCCCCGGCCAGCTTGCCACCGATGCTCGCACCGGCGCTGGATACCGCAGCATCCCCGCCGAGGGCCTGCTCAATCCCTCCGCTGATGCCTCGAGCCGATGGGATGATCTGCACATACGCGGTTGCCACATCGGATGCCATACTTGTCACCTCTCTCTCTCTTAATGATCCGGGCACGTGCCCGCTCAAAGTCAGCCGGTGTGTTGTAGGCAACCGGCTTGCTATCGGATTGCTCTTCCTTGCCGCTGATTGCGTCCAGAACTGACGGTGGCCGCCTGCGCCCATGTGCGCCGTCCCTGCTCTGCATCCAGCACAGCGTAGTCAGCCGGTCGAGCATGGCGGCCTGCAGCATCTCGGCGTTCGTCACGCGCTCGCCGGACATCGCCAACCGGATGCGGGAATCACCCCGCAGGCCCGCAGCCAGCGTGGCCAGCAGCGGTACTGGCAGGGCGGTCATATCCAGCACGTGGTACGTCTCGGCCAGGTCGCAGATCAGCGCGTCCCGATCAGCGGCCAGCATGGTGGCAAGGACAATCAGTTTTTTGCCGGGGTGCCCAGTGCCTGCAGGATCTCCGTCAGCTCACGGTCCACGTCTTCAAGCGGAACGCGGCCAGCCTCATTGGTCAGATGGTCGTAGAGCTTGGCACGGATATCTTTGCCAAGAATCAGCAGACTGACGGTCGAATATTCCAGGCTGTTGCCGCTCTTCAAGTCGGCGAGAGCGTCCATCAGCAATGCATTGTTGAGCACATCGGGGTCAATCTCGCACGTAAAACCGGATGTAGTTGTAATTTGCATGGTGCCTCCTTAGCCTCTGGCGGTTCCGCCGATATACTCGTAGTGCGTGTTACCATCGCTGTCAGGCAGGGCGGTCAGCGTCATGCCCAGGGATACCGGATCGTTGTCCACGTAGGTGATGTCCTCCATCTCGGTGGGCTTGGCATTGGGGATAACCACACGGTGCGGGATGTTTCCGGCTGCAATCATCTCCACCACCCAGACGCTGGACTGCAGCTCCTTGCTGTTGCACTTGACAACCAGACCCGATCCGGTGTCGGTGCCTGTTACGTTATCATCGCCAAAATAAGATTTGAGCGCGTTCACGTTGAGTGATTCCAGCAAAGCCAACTTGAACGTGTCGGTCTTTCCGGTCTGCGGGGTCAGCACGGTGTCGCCGCCCCACGCCTTGACCTCATCGCTGTCAATGGACGTAGAGTTTGTCACGCCATCCTCAGACACATAGCCGAGGCACTTGTAAGCTTCGGCCAGTGCGGTGACGGCATCGGTAGGCAGGGCAGTGCCTGCCGGGGCGCGGAACAGAGCCCCGCCGACTTTGGGTTTTCCGGCGGTCACTTTGGTTACATCTGTAGGCATAGTAATATCCTTTCAGTTAATCGTAGTAGGTCACGTCAAATACCGCCTGATAGCGGTATGTTTTGCTTGATGCGTCAGTAAAATTGTAATCGCTGTTCAGGTGCACGGCGGCTACGCCGGGCAGCTGTGCTGCTCCAAACATGGCCGTTTTGACCTGTTCGTTCAGTTCTGCCGCGTGCAGCAGCGTGGGTGCATAGGACTGCACCGCCAGAATTGCGGTGTTGATGTAATTTTCCCGGCTTTCCCCGGTCTTTTCCAGCACGGCAAAGGTGCCCGGCGCACCGGGCGGCCGCTCCATATAGCAGGGCACGTCCAGTGCGCCGGACAGGTACTCCAGGATTGTTGCTTCAATCATTTTCAGCCCCTCACTTTCATCGCGCAGCCGAACACTTTCAGCAGCGTGTTGTTGCGGTAGTTGTCGCTACGGGCTTCAGATGTGGACGGGTAGACGATGGCCGATGCGCGGGTCTTGCCCACATAACCGTCATCCGCCGCATAACCGTCCCCGGCTGCGGAGGCTTTCTCCTTGGCAAGCCGCACGCACTCGTCCATGATTTCCCGGCTTTGCATCAGCTC